ACTTTAGATAACCAACCATCATATGTATATCCAATATCTCCCATTCTTCTTACCATTCTAGGTAATGCTTTAGTTTCTACTATAAATTCAGTAGCACTTCCATCATGAGCTATTGTATTTGATGAGTTAGTATCTCTATCATCTTTTTGGTCTCCGATGATACATTCAATTACTTCTCCATTCTCTAATACTAAATCTACATATTGTCCTATTCTGTGTGTATAATAACTTCCTAGTGCAATACAGTATCTTCCATCTACCATTCTTATTCCTGTATCATCTGTATGAGCATACTTATGTTGTAATTTGTATTGTGGACTACTCTTTGCTGTAATTGCAGTATAGTCCATATAAGATTTTCTCTTATCTCCTACAACACTTTTTGCTCTATAATTTGGTAATGTGTCTATTATGTACTTATTACTTACATATGAATAGTTATCATTTAATTTAATCACTAACCACTCATCATCATATATACTATATTCTATTTTATCTCCATATGATAAATATTCTATCACATTACTATTTATATCAGGATTTTCTCTTACTCTTAACCCTGATACGCCTACATAGCCTATATTATCTAAATCATATTCTATAGTAGGTTCTTGAACTGTTTCTTCAGGTATTACCTCCTCATAATCATCAAATAAATCTTCATCATCTCCTACCCTCTCGGGGTTGCTATCAGTTTCTGTTTCTAATACCTCCTCTTGGAACACAGAACTTGGAGCATCATCAATTACTAATACTTCTTTTTCAGTAGTATTTTCTGTAGTAGGAAACTCCATTGCTTCCGTATTTATTTTTGTACCTATTGTAGTAGCGGTCATCATACTTAAAAATACAACTATAATCAATATCCTATTTATAGTCAGAAAATGTTTGACCCACGGGCGGAGCACTCTCCTTGTAGTTCTCTTTCTAGTTTTCATCTTAATTATTTTTTCCTTTCTTACAATATTACTGATAAATAATATATGTCTATTTTATTATTATGGGTGTTAAAAAGAAAATAAGAAGTAGGATATTATAACATATCCTACTTCTTATAAGTTTAATATTCTTCTATACAAATATTGATTATACCACCAGATACATCAATATCATGTAATTCTGGTATATTAGCACATATTACGTCTTTAATATCTAATGTATTATCAATAGTGTGGATAACTATCATAACGACATCTTTTATGATATCGTCTCCAGCATCTATATCACAATTATAGTCTATTGAACTAATATCATGACTATAATCTTTTAATACAAAATATAATTTTCTTATTTCTTCATAGTCATTTAAGATTAAAGACTCAAACTTCTCATAATCCCCTTTAGAGATTTCTTTAAAGTACTCATCTATTTTTTGTTCCATTCTATCCATTATTTTCCTTTCGATAAAAAGTAAATAATGATTTTAAAAAGCCGATATTATTTCTTTAGTATTGAATCTCTTACCATCTGATTCTGAGCATCTTTTTGTTGACGGTCAAGAGCTTTCTGTTCTTCTGACAATCGCTTTATACGAACATCTCGCAATTCGAATAGTCTTTTCTTAGGTATATTATACATGATATCTTCATATGATAATTCACCTTTAAAAAGAGCTAGAGTTTCATCTATAACTCTGGAATTTTGCTCAGCTCTATCTCCGTACTCATCAAGCGATTGTATGTCTGAAAAACTAAGTTATCCATTGATACATCAAGGTTCTTAGTTACAGAACCACAATGAGGACACTTAGTATCTCCAAGTGAATAAGTTACTTCCCAATTACTCTGAATCTTAGCTGTATGAGCAGCAAGATACTTGATCTCATTTGGACTAATGTAATATAATGCATCAAGAATATCTTTGTATCCTTCACAGTGGATATATCCACCTTCACCATCAGGAACATCAAGACTTCTTACGGATGTCAATAAGAGTACATTATCCATGTAAACCTGACTTGCTTCCTGACCAAATGCATCTTTGAAAGTTTCTTCATTCATAAGTGGAATAAAGTTATATAAGAAGTCGTATGCTGAAGCAACACCCATCTCACAAACAACTTTGCTATCTGGTAACTCTATATACTTAGAGTTATTTACAGCAGCATTTGATGCAATCTTATCATAATCTGATGGTTTTGCTGTTGCAATTTCCTCCATCTTCTCCAAGAATTTATCTGCACATCTTTCAAGTCTTAATACATTTCTTGTATGATATTCCCAATTGAATGTCTTTCCACATTTATTATTACCACATCTAAGAGGTATTTCCTGCTTCTCTTTCTCTGTAGAAATATAAAGACCATAAAGAGCCAATGATATATCTGTATATGAGAAATGCTTTAAGAAATCTTCAAAGTCTTTGAATTCACCACAAGAGATATTTGTCATATGATTATAAATGATACTTAATCTCTTATAGTACTGGTCGAATTTTACATTCTCCATTGATAATGCTACATCAGCATACTCACCATAAGAAAGACCTCTCATCTGAGCTTTAAATCCTGAAGCAGGGAAACAAATAGTAGTTCTACTTCCAGATATATTAAATTCTTTAATATGGTCTTGGAAAGATACATTTGATCTCTTTGCTTTAATTGCAGCTATATCAAGTATTTTTACTTCATTAATTCTTATTGTCTCAGCTTCACTAACTTTCTTCTTTTCATCTTCTGTTAAAAAGAAATCTCCACCAAGTCCTGTCTTATCAATAAGAATCTCAACCATCTTCTTTTTCTCTGGAGAAATTTCTTCCTCAGCAGTTTCTGATGATTCTTCTGTTGTATCTTCTTCAGATGAAACTCCATCTGCTTCTTTTATATCAACACCTTTATCTTTTAATTCCTTAATTTCATCTGGTGATAAAACAGAGAAATCAAATATAGGCTCATCTTTCTCTCTTGGTCTAATAAATACTGGTGTTTGTTTATTACCATACTTATCCTGTAAATCAAAAGATACAGAACCATCTGGGTTGATTACTACTGATTCAATCTCGTCCATAAGCTGAACGTATTCTAATTGAGTCATCGGCTTTCTTATAAGAGTAACTTTGCTTCTCTTATTAAGAGTAGTATCGTAGTTATTAATCTCTTCTTTAATATCAGCCATTCTTTCATCGTTATAAACGATATTCTTCTGAGGACCATTATCAGCTTTAAGGTCGTTATTCTCAACAACTATTCCTTTAGGATTTGCTGCTTCTGTCTCCTTTAACATTTCCAATGGTGACTTCTTAACCTCTACTGGTGCTACTTCCTCTTTTTTTACTACATTGGATTCTTCTTTAACTGCATTAAGCATTGATGTTAAATCTAAATCCTCATCTCTTGTTATATTTGTAGAATTAGTAAGTTCTTTATCAGTCATTACGCTTACACCTTTCTTCATATAAATATATTTTTCTTTAAATTATCTGTGGTTCACTTTCTACGAAGTTATAAACGATTTCTCCTTTTTCATTCGTAGTAACTCCTAATACTAATTGGAAGTCTTTACTATCCTTTACAATTGGCATTAGGAATAATAACATTAAGTTTCCATTATGTTTAGTAGTAATAATATCCATATCACCACTATCTATATAATGAGAAAACTCTGAGCATTGTAATGCTAACTCTGATTTAATTCCCTCAGTATCTATCTCATCATCAAATGAATAAAGATAATCCTGTATATACATACCAAGCGATGGTATAGATGGATAAAATCCAGGTTTACCAAAAAGAATCATCAATACATCTGTTATATATGACTCTGTTGGAGACAGTACTTTAGGTTCATTAAAATCATTAACATTAAATGTTGGATTTACTGGTAAATCAGCCATATTATAAAAATCCTTTCATTTAATAAGTTACTTTAATGTGAATATAATAAAAGTAAATGAACTACCTATAATTAAACAGAATAATAAAAATATAGGTGATTTACGCCTAATTCAACATTATGATAAATTATTAATCACGAAAGGAAATGATGATTTAATATGGGATACAATAGTTATTCAAATGGTCTGGCTCGCAAAATTGATATGTTTATTGCAGAATCAGATAATAGAATCAATAAAATAAACACCATGTATGAAATGGTGAGCATGAAATATGATCAGAGATGTAGAGATATTTCAACAAAGGCTATTATGGAAGGTGCTGGCTTTGATGATGTAGAGTTCCTCTATCAGGAAGCAGATGCAGAGGCTGCAAAGGATAAGAAGAATATTCTCCAGAAAGCTATTGAGTGGATCAGAGAGATGTTCCAGAAGGTAGTTCAGATGGTTAAGAACATCTTTAGCAAAAAGGTTGATCCAAATAAAGAAGTTGAAATTCCTAAGAATGCTGAGGAGCAGGTTAATGCTGCAAAGTCATGGTGGGGTTCTATAGGTGAGGCACTTAGTAAGATCAAACGTGGAGATTTCAGTGGTATACCTGAGATATACGAGAAGCATAAAGCCTTGATAAATACTGCAACTGCAGTTACAGCTGGTGTTGTTTTGGTTAAGACAGGAAAAGCTAAGCAGATAGCTGATACAGCTGGAAGTATAGCTGCTGATATTGATAAATTCCTTGGTGGTGCAATAGCTAAGCTTTTAGGAACATCTAATGGTGAGCTTGATGAGAGAAATGCTGCTATCAGACCATTCCAGGCACTTGCTGAGCATCTTAAAACTCTTATTGCTAAGATTACTGGTAAGTTCCTTGTAGTAGATACTACAAAAGAAAAACAGGATGCTGAAAACGAAGATCTCGCAAAGAAGGCTGCTGAGAGAAAAGAAAAGCAGGGAGCATATGATGACTTATTTGGTGGTAGCACATCATTTAGTGATATTCTTTCAGCAAAAGATTCTAAGAAGAAGACAATTCTTGGACTTGGTACTATCATGAAAGATGCTAATAGTAAGAAATTTATCATTAAGAGAGAAGAGGGTGGTTCTTGGGAACCAATAGATAACCCTGTTCAGTTCTTTAATGGTCTTACTGGAAAAATCCGTGAAGCTGGTATGAAGTTTATAAAAGAATCTTGTTCAGCAGCAGAGTTTAAGTATTATGTAACAGAAGCTGTTAATTCAATATACGAGTCAGCAAATACTGCAGATTCATACGATGACGATTCAGAGTTCTCATTTTTCTTTTAATGAATAATATTTGAATCGTTTTCAATATTTAAAATAAATATAGTACTACTATAGGAATTCCTATAGTAGTACTATTAATTATTTTGATTGAGATAATGCAAATAGAGTATTTTCAAAATTTCTTAGTTCGTTTACTCTATCAGCCATCTTCTCAGCGTCAAATTCAAACGGGTTATAATCAATCTTTTTTGCAGGAAATTTTATTCCTTTTCTAGTCAATTCTCGTCTTAATTCATCTATACTCTTAGTTAATTTGTCATATTCTTTTTTATTTAACTTCATCATATAATCATTATATTCTTCTTTATTCTGTTGCTTATCAAGAAACTCTTGTTCGCGTTCTTTTGCTTTAATTCCAGCATCTCGAGCAGCATCAAGAGATTCTCTACATTTACCTATATCTTCATAGAAAGCTTTCATGTTCTTTCCAATTCCTTCAGACATTTTCTTGACTTCATTCTGATGCTTTTCATCTCTAACATGTTTGTTAAGTTCTTCTAATTGCTTAACAGTATCTTGCTGTGCATTGTTTGACCTATCTAGTAAACTTTTAAATTTACTTCTGTTTAAATAAACATACGCTACTGATACTGCTGTAACAGATGTAGCTGCTGCTATTTTTGGATGGTCTTGCATAAATGACATAACTCGTTCAAACCATGATGCCTGTCCAGCTTTAGCTGCAGACACTATTTGTTTAAGACCTTTGTTAGTCTGCTCTGCTTCAACAATTTTACTTTCAAAGTCGGCAGGAACTTGAACTTTATCACTTTTTAATCTTCCAATTAGTTCAATAACTTTATCTCGTATCTTCCTACATATAGATTTTATAAATTCTATAATCTTTGATAGTATACTAGTTTTTTGAGAGTTAGTTGTGTCTGCCTCAAAAAAAAACAATGAATCTGTATCAATAAATGATTCTGTGTAACTCGTTATATCACACATGTCATACTCTAAAAATAAATTATCAAGTATATTAAATTCTTTCATATAATAAAAATCCTTTACTCTATTATAGTTATTATATCGTTTTTTTTTTGAGTTGTATATATTTATTCAATTTATCAGTATAATGACAATGAGTTTACAATATTTTAATACTTGGAAAGGACTAATGAAAATGAAGTCTAAAAGAAGAATTTATTGCAAGTTCTGTGATTATTTCTGTTTTGACCCAGATGATTATGCTTCTCATTTAGAGAAGAAGCATACTGATTCGATTCCAGATGATATGACTCCTCATCAGTTTGCTTATTATTTAAAAACTGGTAAGACTCATGGGAATTGTGTTATATGTAAGAATAAAACATCTTGGAATAAAATCACTAATAAATATAATAGATTTTGTAATAACCCAAAATGTAAAGATAGATATAGGGAAATCTTTAAAAATAGAATGGTTGGTAAGTATGGTAAAACTACTTTACTTAATGACCCAGAACAACAAAAAAAGATGTTAGCTAATAGGTCTATTAGTGGTAAATACTTATGGAGAGACCATGTACATGAATCTACATATACTGGTAGTTATGAAAAATCATTTCTTGAGTTTCTTGATAAGATAATGAATTTTGACCCTGATGATTTATTATCACCATCTCCTCATACATACTGGTATATGTATGAAGGGAAAAAGCATTTTTATATACCAGATTTCTATGTTCCATCGCTTAATCTTGAGATAGAGATAAAAGACGGTGGAGATAATCCTAATATGCATCATAAGATACAAGATGTAGATAAGATTAAAGAACAAGCTAAAGATGATGTTATGAAGAATAATCAAACTAATTATTTGAAGATAGTAAATAAGAAGAATGAGGATTTCTTAAAATATTTATCATTAGCAAGAGAGAACTCATTAGATGATAAAGACAAAGCTATTTATATGGTAGAAAAAGATTTATCAATAGATGAGTTAAATAAAATATATACAGAGGGGTATAATGAATGAATTGGAAATATAAAATCCCTTTAAAGGATAAAAATGTATTTAAAGAGCTAGAAGATAAATATGATATAAAAATTCCTGATACACTAAAAAGATTAGTAATTGATGCTAACGGAGGAACTCCTGAGAGGTATCGAATCATGGTTAATAATTCTGAGAGAGTTTTTGCTACTGTATTGTCATACAATAGAGGTGACCATGATTCTGTTTATACATCTCTTGACAGATTTATAGAGAAAGGGTTATTGCCATTTGACGAAGACCCATTTGGTAATATATTCTGTATAGAACTGAAGAGTAACAAGGTTGTTTTCTGGAATCATGAATTTGATAAGACTGTACCAGCTCACTCAAGCCTATCAACATTCATCAACAGCCTATATTAATGATGTAAAAGGAAAAAAAGTGTATGATGGAATATAATTTTTACAGATTAAATAAGTTTGATATTATCTTCTTATTTGACAATTTAGAGTCTTTGACTCTACCAACAAAAACAAAGTTAATTATTAATAAGGATAATATTATTGATGATTTAAGAAACCACTTAACCGATTCTGAAATAGATAAATTATCAAATACATCATTAAATGTATCAATATCTGATAAACTCACTAAATTACCAATAGAAAATAGAACTAATCTTTTATCTAGTGTAATACAAATGAGTTCAGAATCTATAGAAGATATAGTTACTATAATAAAAACTTTTAGAAATATAGTTAGTAAGATAGGACCTAAAGATTCTCGTGAAATATATAATGCGTTCTATAAGCATGTATTAAAAGATAAAATAACTGTGTTTAGTATACTACAGAAATCTTTACAATCTAATGATATGGATGAAGTGTTGGCTAGGTCACCTATTAATACTATATATAGTTTATGGCTGTCAACAACAAATGCTCATGTGACTGCCATTACAACAAATATGTTGTATAATGCATTAGATATAGATGATGAAAGTATTCGTGATTTCTTAATACATTCAATGCAGATAATGAATGATTATGGTATTGATGATATTGTGAATATAATAAAACAGGTTGAAGATTCTGGATTAGTTGAATATGATGTACCAGAAGCAGATACAGATATCAAAATACCAGTGGAAGATGTATCAGAGAACATAAATATTATAGGGGATAATCTATTTTCAGATAGACCCCAATTTATACACGATTTAAAAAATGAAATCGTTAAATTAGATACTGATAGTATTATGCGTTACGTAGGGCATCAAGACCATATATCTTATACAGTAAACCCACAGTCGTTAGGATATCTTATTGATAATAATGATTTCTTAATAGCTAAAGTTAATATAAGAGATATGGGAATGTATACCATAGTAAAATACGAAGGTATCTTATACCTATTATTTGAATTAGGTGGAAATACAATACAAGGAATTAGTTTTCCAGTAGATGCTGGTGGTGAAAGAAAGATATTAGCTATACCAGTAGATACAAATGTAAGGTATTCTATAAAAGAACCATCTATTGAATAATTAAAATAAATAGCATACGTAACTAAATATTAGTGTGTATGCTATTTTCATTATTTGAAAAAAGTTATATACTATTTCTATGTACGAATATAAAAAAGTAACTAATTCGTGCGATAAGAAACTTTATAAACTTAACAACACAAGAAACAAACAAGGAGGATTTAAAGATGTTGGAAGTTGGAATTTTAGGTTTAGGTAACACAGGTAATCAGGTTGCTTCTTTAGCAAAAGAAAGACTTGGTATACCAGTAATAGCTATCAACTCATCAGAGAAGGATTTGGAGACAGTTCCAAATAATATACCTAAGAAGTTGATAACAGATAAAGATGGTTTATCATCGGGTGCAGGTAAAGATAGAAAGCTTGCAAAGAGTTATTTAAAAGATTCTATCACAAACTTACTTAAGGACCAGGAAATAATAGATATGATATCACCACTGGATGTTGTATTTATTGTAAGCTCAACAGGCGGTGGTACTGGATCAGGTACAGCTCCATTGTTAGCCAATATTATCGAGGCTACCTTTGCAGATACAAAGGTTATAATGGTTGGTGTATTACCTGTAAACAATGAGGCATTGTCTGCTCATGTAAATACTTTAGAGTATCTCAATGAGTTGTATAAGGTAATGGAGAACCAGACATATATGTTATATGATAATGACAAGTGTTCTGGTATGCCATCATGTAAGTTACTGGAGAAGGTAAATAATGAAATAGTAAAGGATATTGATGTACTTAGATGTACATACAACTTTACTACTAAGTTGGATAGTATTGATGACAGAGATGCTAAAAGACTTATATCCTTCCCAGGAAGAATAGTTATATCAAGAGTAGAAGATTTCAAAGAGAAAGATACAGACAATATGAGTATCGAAGATATGCTCATTGATAACATCAAGAAGAATTGTCATGTAGATGCTCAGAGAGACAAAAAGATTATGGCATCTGGAATAATAACAAATCTTTCTCAGGCATTAACTGAGGAGTTTGATAATAATATTCCAAAGGTTAGAGATTTCACAGGAGATCCAATTCATGCGTTCAATCATATCTATGTGAACGATGACAGAAAGATGCCGAACAACGTATATCTTATTATGTCAGGTTTAACTCCTGTTAATGATAAGATAAATCTAATATCAGATAGAATAGAGGAAATTGAATCAAGACAGAAAACACTGGAAGATGATGATGCTTTAGCAGCAGTTGGACTTGATGCGTTATCTTCAAAGATATCAGATAACTCAAAACCAAATGATGCAACAACTGTAGACCTGAAGGACATCTTTGGTAAATTCATGTAAAGATAAAAGTAGATAGAGTGATAATAATTTATCACCCTATCTACATCTTTGTAATGATGTATCAATGGTCGAAGTTTGTTGATTCATTATACAAAACAAAATTTATTTTTTGGAGGTACCTTAAATGGGAAAAGAAACAAAAAAGATTAGAATCAATGACAATGTCAAAGAGTTCGCAAAGCTTACTCTTAAGAAGTATAAGAAGGAAAATGGAAACTTCTTTGATTCTAAGAAGGAGACAAAAGCGTCTTATTATATGTCCTTGGTTGACCTATTACCAGATGTAATAGAGTTTGTAATTAAACATGGGCATCTTCCGAATCAGGAGATTCAGGAGATAAAGACATATATCTATCAGAAGTTGACAGATTATGACTTTATCAAAGTATTAAAGAAAGAGCTTAAGAATAAGAACAAGATTAAGAATATTAAGTTATTCCCGATTATTATCAGAGAGATACTTGAAGAGGCTAAGAAAGTAAATGATCAGCTTCTTGCACAGAATAAAGATGCTGAAACGTACAGGATTGATGATATTCATGAACTTCTTCAGATAATATTAAAGAAGAGATTAAAGAAGTTTGCTAAGGCAGGTATTGATACCGCAACCGCATTGGATATACTTTCAGTTATCCCATGTGATGATGCTTTAAATATCAGCCAGTTCTACAGAATTAAATCATTCTTTGATTGTCTGTATGAGCATGTAAAAGGAGTAGCAATTCCATTTGAGACAATAATGGAATTAATAACAGATGAAGAGTATTACCCAATGTTTATAACATTTGCTCTTCTTGAAAGAAAAGAGAGATTTGCTAAGTTTACAGAAGCACAGAAGACTCTCTATGTAGACATTTCAACTTGGTGTTTCAAGACAATGGAGTCAAGTAAGACAGATACAATCAAGTCAATAATCAATGTCTACATCAATGGAAGAAAGAAAGATGACTCACAGGGTAAAGACGGAAATAGAAGATACAACTTGGCTACATTAGTACCAGACGATTATCCAAAGATAACAAAGGTAATCAATGCAATGCTTAGCCATGATGACAGCATTAAGAAGTACTTGTAGGAAGGATCGTTATGTTATACGACGTAATTATCGGGAAACCGAAAAACAAACATAACTGGGAGATTTTCAAGGATAAGTATGGTTCTACTTTTGTATCTTCCAAAGCGTTAAAACAAAGGATACGATTAGGTGGAGGGGTTGATGAAATATGCAACCCTGGCGTATCTGAAGAGATATCAAGTGATTGGGCAGATATATATATCACAGGATATGAACTATGCGATAATATAAAATTCTCTAATAGTAATAGGAATATGAATCTTACTGCTATTAGATTGAATGAAAGAAATGACTCTGATAAGATGGAGTATAATATCTGCTATGTAAGTTTTAATCCATCTGAATATCAATTAATAGACTATAATTTGGCACCACAGACTGGTGTAAATATAGTTCAGACATTTAGATCATGGAATGATTATCAGGGTTGTGCTATTCAATATACTTCACTTTATAGTGCATTAATCAAAATGACTCTTAGAGATATAAAGTCTGGTATATTTTATGATGTAATGATTGGTGTCGATGAAGGTAATAAGATAAAAGTTATTGTTAGAGCACTTGAAGAATTAGACTTATTAAATGCTAAGGAAACAGCAAAGAAGTTAAAGAAGAGTGGTAATAAAACAAAGCATTTCGGTATTACCTTTGTAAAGAGATTTATTCCTACTATAGGAGTATTTGTCAATGCAGGTGAAGGTGACGATAAACTTCTAAGCTTGAGAAATAATGCAGTATGTGATAAAGATGCTGTTGTTATAGCATTGGAAGATGAAAAGTCATTATTCAATATCACTGATACTGTAGAAAAGATAATAGTAGATGAATTGGTCAATAAAAAGATCAAAGCTATCACTATTGTAGATTTACAACTACCACCAGACTTCTGTAAGAAGTATAATATAGATTATGTGTTCGATTATAATTTAGATACGTTCAAGACAAAATGTATTCGTGGTAAATAAAATTAGATAATAGATTCAACCATATATTATCTTAGTGAAACTAATTAACAATATTTTCAAAAATAAGGAGGGCTTTTACATGGCTCAGAAAAACAAACTCGTAGTAAAGATTTCATCTATGTTAAACAAGAAAGGCGAAATCAAGGGTAGTAACAAGAAAGAGACAAAGGCAGCAAAAGATGGCTGTCCTCATTGGAAAATCAATAAGAAAGGAAAAGTAGTTCCTAATATTGATGTAGTTGGCGATTATGCAATTTGTCGTGGATGTGGTGCAAAGATTCCACTTCAGTTCTATGACAATGATAAGTTAAAAGAGACACTTGGTGGTATGAAGGAATTAAACAACCAGGCTAAGTTCTTATCAATTGCTACCAACAGTGGTGAAGAGATGTCTGCTCTGTTCTCAAAGACTGGAGTACTTCTTGGTATATATAAGAAGAACTATAAGAAGTTGAGAAAGATTGCAGAGAAGCAGTCAAATATTGCTGGCGGTAAGAAGGGTAAGAAAAATAAAAATAAAGGAAATGGTGGAACATCTTCAGATGCATTCGGTAGCTGGGGTTCTATGTAATTAAATTCCTTGATCAAGTAATTTAAAAACTTGGGTATGTGTGTAATGCACATACCCATATTTTTTTATAAGTATCATTTAAATAAAAATACACGAGTACTACCTCGGATAAGATAGTATTTTTAAAATAACAAAAGAGTAAGTCAACTATTAATTGAAATTGATAATAGTTTATGAAAGGAAAATAGTTATGTACAATGATACAGAATTAATGCACCTTGAGAACGATATTCAGAAAATACAAGTTAAGACTAATATGTATATTAATGAATATGGTGAACAAGGTGCGTTTCATTTGGCTAGGGAGATTATTCAAAATAACTTTGATGAGTGTATTGATCCAGAATCTCCTGGTAATAAAATAGATATATCTTATGATATGGATACAGATATTCTTAAAGTATCTGATAATGGAAGAAGTTTTAATGAAAGCAAATACTCAATGAGAGTTTTCATGACTACTCTCCAGAGTGGTAGTAAATTTAATAGAAGTACTGGAGTAGATAGTAGTGGTGAATTTGGTGTAGGTATGACAGTAGTTAATGCCTTATCAGATTATTTCAAAGTAATTGCTTATAGAGATAAAGAGGAAACTATACACACTGTAGAATTTAAAGAAGGTGTATTAATAGAAGATAAGATAGAAAAGAATAAGAAAGGTTTAAGAGGTACTACTGTAGAATTCAGAGTATCTAAAAAATATATGGGTAATGATGCTAAATTACCCATAGAAGATGTAATGAACTGGTTAGATTCATTATTCTATCTCAATTCAAATAACTTGAAAAAGAATAATATAAAAGCAACTCTTACAGTATATGAGGGAACTGATGTTGTAAATAGTATCAAATATAAACCAAAAGATTTCTCTGATTTAATAATAAAGATAATTCCATCTTCTTTAAAGAAGAAAGATTTATCTGATGTTTGTTATATAAATGGAGATACTAAATTGGTAGAACCTACTAAAGTATTAGTAGAAAATAAGAATGGTACTACAGAAGTTGCTATGCAAGATATAGAGAAAAATATCCATATGGATATAGCTTTCCTATATTGTATTAATGAGTCATATAATGACCCAGCATTATATGATACTTATTGTAACTATACAAATACTACTGATAATGGAAGTCATTTAGATGCATTTGATGAAGCATATTGTAGATGGTTACAAAATAAAGTTAATGAATCGATGAGTGAAACTCAGAGGAATAAACTTAAAGTAACTTGGGAAGATTGTAGAACTAATTTGTATTGTGTATTAAGTTTATCAACTAATGCTCAAGTAGGATTTGTTGGTAATGCTAAACAGAAAATACAGTGTCCAAATTTAGTTCCATACATGAAAGAATTAATCAATAATGCTTTAGATGAATATTTCAATACCAATAGTGGATTACTTAATGATATCATTAAGATAGTTAAGGTTAATACTAAAGCTAGACAGGATATGATTAAAGCTAAATCTGCTACTAGTATAGAGAAGCTAAATACCTTCAAAGAGCATGAGATGAGTAACTATATAAGACCTAATAACACAGGTAAGAAATTCAAGGAACTTTTTATGGTCGAAGGAGGCTCGGCTTCGGGGTCATCAAGAAATGGTTCGGATCCAGATACTCAGGGGTTCTTCTTATTTAGAGGAGTTACTTTAAACCCTGTTAAATCAACTTTAGAAGAAGTTATGGCTAATAAAGAGTGGAGAGATTTGGTTACTGTACTAAAATGTGGTATCGGTCCAAAGTTTGATTTATCTAAATTATATTTTGATAGGATTAATATATTCACAGATTCAGATATCGATGGTTATAATATTTCTTCAGGTATGTTAGCATTCTTTTATATCTTCATGAGACCTATAATAGAAGCAGGTAAATTGTATAAAGTATATGCTCCGTTGTATTCATTGTACGATAAGGAACACCCATTTGTTATAACTAAGTCAGAATTATCTGAGGTTTACCATAAGAAAATAGTTAAGCAGTATAAGATTAAGCTTATGGGTAGTGATAGTTATATGGATAAAGATGAAATACTTGATTTCTTGTCAGATACTTTTGACTATATGGAGAATTTAACAAGAGCTGCTAAAGAGAGTGGAAATATTAATAAATTTCTTATCGATGAGATTATTAGTTCGTTAGTTGAATTTGGAGTAGTAAGAAGCGAAACAGATTTTGATGATATTGATAAAACTTTCAGTAATCAGAAATTTATTACTAAGTTTATGAGTAGAATTCAAAAGAAGTATAAGGAAATCGTATTAGAAGATGGAGCTAGAATAACTGGTGTTATTGATGGTAAGTATGTATTAATAAAGATATCAAAGAGATTCTTTATGAAGACATCTTATCTTATTCCTATAATACAAAAATATGGTCATGTAATAGAGGTTAAAGAGAAAGATAAAGAACCTGTATCTATGACTATAGCAGAATTCTTAGACTCTTGTACCAAATTACTTCCTAAGATTAAAACCCGTTTTAAGGGACTTGGAGAATTAGATGGTAAAGAGTTATTTAAGAGCACACTGGATATTAATAACAGAGTATCGGTTCAGTACACTGTAGATGATGTTGAGAAGGAATTGGGTATATTTAATATAACTCATGGTGGTTCAAAAACAGATGCTGAAAAGAGAAAAGAGATGATGAAGGCTTATAAGATTAAGCGTGAAGATTTAGATAATTAATAGAGAGGTGTTATAAATGGCTAAGAAATCTAAAAGGAATAAAAAAGATATCCAGATGGATAATAAACTGGATAAATTATTAAGTGATGAGTATGGAGATAGATTTGGTAATGAGAGAATTATTCAAAGTAATATTGCTGAATCTGCATTAGAATATTCAAAATTATTTGGTGCTAATAAGAATCTTTATAGAACTATAGCATCATTAATAGATGGGTTGAAACCGGGTAAAAGAAGATTATTCTATTCTTGGTGGGAATTAGAAAATAAACCAACTAATACTAAGAGAGAAACTCTTAATAGGTTGAGGTCTATAAAAGTAGATAGATTATCTTCAAATACTATTAACTATCACCCTCATGGAAATACAGCAGTTGATGATGTTATTGGTGGAGAAGGACAGTACTGGTCTAATAATGTAATGACTATAGTACCTCAAGGTTCTTATGGAAATATGAGAGGTGATGAGCCTGCAGCTGGAAGATATAGAGAAGCTAAGTTATCTGAGTATACAATAGATTGCTTCTTCGAAGATTTTGATAAATATTGTGTACCAATGAAACTTGGATATGATGGTGAATTATATGAACCAGAATTTCTACCAGCTAAGTATCCTCATATATTATTCAATCCACAGTTTAGTGGTATTGGTTATGGATTGGCTTCTAATATACCACCATTTAATGTAAGTGAAGTATTAGACGCTACTATATCTCTTATAAAGAATCCCAAAGCAAATATACTATTAATACCAGATTCTCCAACAGGTTCTGATATAATAGATAACGGAACTTTTAAAGAGATGAATAATATTGGTAAAGGTAAAGTTGTATTTAGAGCAACCTCTGAAATAGATTATCAGGATAATGTAATAAGAATAACTTCATTACCATATAATATTAACTCTAAATCAGTTATAGCAAAGATAATTGAATTAATTAATAAAGGTACCATTAAAGATATACAAGAAATTCAAGATAGTACTAAAGAAGGAGAAGTTGATATTAAGATAAAGCTTAAACCATCAGCTAAACCTGATTTAGTATTAAAGAAGTTATATAAGAAAGGTACTGGATTAAAATTCACTTATCCTTGTGGTATTACTGTAATAGATGATTATCAAGAATATGAATATGGTATAAAAGAATTATTACTTAACTGGATTGATTATCGGTTAGATATAGTTCGTTCTATGTTCTTAAATAATCTTCAAATTACTCTTACCAAGCAAAAGATGAATGAAGTATTACTAATGGTATTTAATAAGAATAATATTGATACTACTATTAATATAGCAAAGACATCTAAGAGTAGAAAAGAAACCATAGAGAGATTAATGGATAAGTTTAAAATAACTTCAGTACAAGCAGGTGTAATTGCTGATATGAAGGTATATAACTTCAATGAAGATAGCTATAATAGTTATAAAGAGGATAGTGTTAAACTAGAAGAAGAACTTAATACCATTAATGAAATTCTTCAAGATGATAATAAGTTGGAAGAGTTTGTAATCAATCAGCTTAAAGAAGGAAAGAAGAAATGGGGTAGACCAAGAAAATCTAAGGTAGTTAAAGAAGATGATGAATTAAAGAATATTCCTGATATAGATTATATAGTAGGAGTAACTCAATCTGGATTCATTAAGAAAGTACCTGTTGAAGATTCTATCTCAATTGGTTCTATCGGAAAAGGTAATGATGGTTCATTATTTGTATTTAAGATTAATAATGCAGAAAGTTTATTAATCATTGATAGTAGTGGATATGTATCTAAGATAGCAATATCAAGTTTACCTGATATGAGTTATGACGATATTGGTGTAGAATTAAGTAGATTCTTTACAGTAAATGGAACAGTAAAAGCTGTTATGGAACTACCATCTTCAGAAATCTTTAATATTCAAAATGAAAATCTTGGTATAATATTCATTACAAAGAATGGATTAGCTAAGAGAGTTCAGTTATCTGAGTTTAAGAATATCACTGATAATAAGCAAGCGATTAAACTAACTGACAATGATGAAGTAGGAGCTGCTATATTTACATTGGATAATAATGCAGATATAATTATTTCTACATTTAATGGTAATGGTATTAAGTTACCATTAGATGAGATTAGAAATTATGGATTATCCGCTCAGGGGTTAAATATGATAACTTTACAAGATGATGATTATATTGTAAATGCTTCATTAGTAAATAAGAGTGATAAGTATTTATTATATGTAACTACATCTGGTAGAATTAAATTAACTGAAATGAAATATTTCCCTACTATGGAAAGAAGAGGAGAACCTGTTAATCTTATAGCATTGACTGGAAAAGAATCTTTAATAGGAGTAGTAGGAGTTAATAAGAATAATAAAGTTATAGTGTATAAAAAGAAGACAGACCCAGAAGTTATTGAAGTAAAATCATTAGATATTGATACAAGAGTATCTAAGGGTAGAAAGTTAGTTAAGACTGGCTCAGGTAATGAGATAGTAGGATTTAAAGTATTTAAGTAAAAAATGGTTGGATACAGGATGGTTACGAGTCATCCTGTATCCAATTAGTTTTACTGAAAAATAAAACTAAAAAAGAGGGCTTTTTTGACCGAACTATTGAAATCTCAGTTCAATACGTATCGCAAATGTATATTTGGGTTTGATGAAGTGGGAACAAAATAGGGAGAACAAGAAAACCACTTCATCCTAATTAATAGTTTAAAAATTATTATTTAATTTTTTTATATTCTCGGAGCCCCCTAGAAACATCATAATAAACTTGGTGTATAGTGTTATTATGCACCTAAATACATTAAAATGAAAGGGTATAGATTATGTCAATTGATATAGAAAGAATCATTAACGGTACTCCTGATAAGAGAATTGTTAATGCTTATAATACTCTAAAGAATGATTATACAGAAGAAAATGCTGGAAGATATAAAGAAGTATACTCAAACGAACCAATTAGTTCTATCTTAGATAATGCTGAAATAATATTCTCTGAACCTTATCTCGGTACAAAATTCTTTATTGATTTAGTAAATTCATCATCAGCTATATGGTTTACTAGATATGAAGATATATACAGCAAAATATCTAACTTCTATGATACTTATGCTACTAAGATGAATGAAGTTCAGAAAGAGAATTTAGCTAAGTTACAAGATGCAATGCATTCAAAACTCATTGAATCAGGTAATGTAATAAATTATGCTTATTATATTAGAGATAATATCGGTGATATAGAATCTGATTTGTTAGATGCTGTTAGTGAAGAAAAAACTATGGTTGTAGAAGATACAATTATAGAAAATATCGATAATATAATAGTATTATTTACATATCTACCATATGTAGCAAACGTCTTTTATCCAGAAACTCTTGATAAGATAGCAGAGCATCTATTAGAAGCTTGTGATATAAATAATGACTTTGATAATGATATGTGGTCTACATATATTGAATGTGTCATTATGGCTAATAAGTTATCTAAAGATAAAGGATGGTTAGAAGCTGTTCACAATAATATCAATAATAGAAGTTTGAGACAACTCTTAAGAGAATTCATTAATACTGATTTAAATGAAGTAATTAGTAATATGAATATTAAGAGAGTTAAGAGTGTTCCTCATCATGTTTCTATAGAATCTGCTATTGATGACCAATTGCTTAATATGGAATTTGGTGATATGAATTTTGAAGAGAATTCAATTACTAAAAAAGGGTTTGAGGATTATACAAGAATTGCTTTTGAAAAAACTTCTGAGCATATTGGTATAGAATATTCTTATACTAATAATACAGAATCAACTATCGAAGGATACTCTCTTTTTCGAGAGAATTGCTCATTAGATGATGCTTATACATATATAAGTGCATTTGTTGAAGCAGAAGAAACAAACTTCGAAGTAGATAATAAAGATAACAGGGATTATTTGGCTAGTACAGCAAAGTCTCCTAAAACAAAAGAATCTAATTCTGGGAGTAATAGAGATTATGTAGCTACTAATTCTAAAGCACCTAAAGCAAAAAATGTTGCTAATAGTATACAGTATAAAGCAATAGATGCTGAAGCAAAACAAATGGCTTTATTTGGTAAAGTAGCCAGAACAGGTCAAGATGTTGTTAATGCTGGTAAAGCAGTAATGGCACTCCCAATGAATGTTGTAAAAGAGATTAAAAAAGTATCTGATGATTTAGATAAAGCTGATGATAATAGAAGAAAAGCTTTTATGACAGACCCAGGGTTTAGAAAGAAATCTTTTCATAACTTAAAAATGGCTATTATGTATGGTACAGCTGTACAGATTAATTTAGCTTTACTTCCTATTCTTTTAATAATAAGGCATTTCAGTAAGGATAAAGATATTCGTATTAGAAATGAACTTATTAGAGAAATAGAGACAGAGATTAAAGTATGTGAAGAGAAGATAACTGATGCTAGTTCAGCTGGTGATAATAAAGAGAAGTATAGACTTATAAGAATTAAGGAAAAACTTTTAGCAGAATTAGCTAGAGTTAAATCAAACTCTAAGTATGTATAAATTCATAGAAAGGAATTTACTATGATAATTACTACTTATACTCAAGAAGAAAATAAGTATGGTCGATTCTTCTTAGCTACTGAAGCAAAGCCTCATGTTAGTCATGTACATAAAAATACTAAAGTATTAAATATATCACCTAATAGAGGAAGAAGAATCGATTTCAATAAAGCTGCTGGTGGTGATGAAGACTATGAAGAAGACGACACCACTCCAGCAGAAGATGAAGACATGGATGATACTGATTTCAGTAATATGAGTCTGGAAGATGATGAAGAAGATGACATAGGTGATGATGAAACAGCTCTTGATACAGACGATACTGATTTTGGTGACATTGATGTAGATGATGAAGAAAATACTACCGATGACATGGGAGATGGTGCAGATGGACCAGATACTGGAGATAATACTGACTTTAATACCGATGATGGGGGCGAAACTCAAGGAGATGCTCCCGACACTGGTGATGCTGATAGTGGGGGCTCTAGTGATTCCCCTGATACTGGCGATGGTACTGACTTTACTGATACCAATGGAGACGAAGGTGGAGATGGACAGGATCCTAACGGTGATAACCCTGATACTAATGACGATCCTAATACTGATAATGAGGATGGTGAAAAAGGACCGGGATTAGAATACGCCTCTACCAGAAAATATGCATTATTTTTGAATTATGAAATTTTGCTAAATGCACTGACTAATTATATTAATAAGCTTGAGAATAATATAGGTGATGATATAAATACTAATAAGATACTTAAAGCTGCTTGTACTAAATTAAGAGAAATAAAAGATTTATGTTATGAGTATATGCTAATGAAGTTTGAGTTAGATACTTATGTTAAAGCCTTACTATTCTATCAAAATGCTGTTATTATGATTCAATCAGTATTTACTCTATTAAAGAGAATAAAAGTTCATAAGAATAAATTAATAGATATGAAAAATGGCAAAAAGCCTGTCGCTAACAAGCGAACATTGAAATAAATAAATTTTAAATTGTCGTATTCTATAGGTTTTATAGTGGTTATTGAAATAACATATAAAAACACATATATAATTTATAGGATATAATAAATTATTACAAAAAGAAAAGGACGAAGGAGAGATTATAAATGGTTTCATTTTTATCAAATTCCGCCTCTGACTTTGTAGCAACAGAGACAGTCGGAGGATTTAATAATCACATAAATATGAATAGCTTCGATGATATCTTCACAGAAGCTTACAATCAACTTATGGTCAATGGATGTGACGTAAAGGTTGACATTAATACACTTATCAAGAATCAGGGTATGTTAGCAGCTTATAAAGAAGCACTTCTTGATCAGCTTGCAACTGAGACAGCTTCAATGAACAACGATATGGATAGAGAGTATGGTACTCATAGTTGTTTATATGAGCAGATTTCTGATATGTTTGATAACTGTGCAAATGACCTTGTTACAGAGGCAACAAGAACAGGAACACTTCTTCCTATAAAAGCAGTAGATTTTCCTGTACTTATTAAGCAGCAGCTTAAACTTGCTTCAAAGGATATCATCCAGACTGAAGTTACAAAGTCTCCAATAATCAAAAAGCATATTGAGCAGACATATGTTGTAGATCCTGCATCAAAGAAGAGATGGAAATATCCACAGTGCTTCTTCACAGATGAGTTTAAAGAGATTTACAAAGCTGGTAAGGGTCTTCCGATAAACCCAACAGGTACACTTAAGACTCTTCCAATTTATGAGTTTGATGTTCTTGATACAACATTCACTCCAGGTGCAACAGTAAATGATGAGCTTAGCTTGAATCTCTTTATAGAGAAGGTACAGGCTACAGTATCTGGTGCTACATATGATATCGTACTTCCACAGCCGATGAGAGTTAATCTTTCAGATGGTACATGGCTTGGTGGTAAGATTGATACAGAAGTTGAGGATACATCTCATGTTAAGCATCCAGTAAAGGATATCGTTTCAGGTTTCGTTGATTATTCTACACGTAAAGTTACTCTTAACAGTGCAGCTGGAGTTATCACAGGTGTTTACATCAGTGGTACAGTTTCAAATGAGAGAAATGAAAGAGCAGTTACATTCGACTATGCTCGTGAAGAGAGAGAATGGAAGATTGAAGATGGTATGAGAGTTGATGTTCCATACTCACTTGAGGAGTTGGAAGATGTTAAGGCTCTTATGGACATTGATCTTTATAAGAAGACATATAACAACATTGCAGATATTCTTACACAGATGGAAGATTCTACAGTACTTTCATGGCTTGATGATCAGTTCAAGAAGTATGATGGTGTAGAGCTTGATCCACTTCAGTGGAATAGCTTCATTACAAAGGATATCTTTGATTGCAACGGAATGGGTATTACAACAGCTCTTCCAAATGAGTATATCGAGAAGATGTTCAAGTTCAAGATTGATAGACTTCTTCAGGATATCGCAGATAAGGTTAAGATGGATGACTTCACATTTGTTATCTATGGTAACCCAAGATTCATATCACTTCTTGATTCTGCAGTTAACTGGGTAACAAGACCAGGTTCTGTAACAAACGGTGTTAAGCTTGATTATGGTTATGGAATTACAACTTCTGGAGACATCAAGGTACAGGTAGTATCTACAAAGAAAGTGAATGCAGCTTACGATAAGGTTGAGAAGACATTCAATGGAATTAGAATCATTCCTTATCCACTTTCAGAGGAGCAGTTCACATTCAAACATTACAAGTATACAACACACATCTTAACAAGCCAGAATAGTGCTTATCGTTCACCGAATCTTCCTGGTGGTAGCTACACATATCTTATGGGTACATCAAGATATACAAATGCAGCTGTACAGGGAATTCAGGCACAGGTTAAGCTCAGCAACCTTGAGAAGTGGGTTAAACTGTAAATAAATTTTTGATCTAACAAAAATATAAAAAAGATAAAATAGTTAAGATATTACTATGAATAATGAGAGTATAGATTAAGTTCTATACTCTCATAATCTTTTCCGCATTTCAAAAAAAACGATAATATACTATTTATGTGTCATAATAAAATAAATAAGTTTATCTTTAAGGAGGAAATAAAAATGAGATTTAGAGAAGTTGTTGAGGTTAAAGAAATTAAAGAAACTAACAAGAGAGAAAAAGGTATTTCTCTTGTAGATAAGTTAGACGTTATTGAAGGTAGAGTTAGCGGCTATCAAGACATTAGATCAACTGATGCTTGGTCATTCGAAGAAAATAAAGAATACTGGAGACAGATGTTCCAGAATGGTTTCTTTGGGTAAAGAATGAAAAAAGAAGGAATGCACATCCTTCTTTTTTTCTCTTCATAACCCTTTAAAAACAAGGTAATAACTTTAATATATGAAAGGTGGTATATTTATGAGTGAACCGATATATAATAAACATGAATACTCTAACCTTGATTGGAATGAATCAGAAATCTCTAAAGATAAAAGAGCTGACCAAAAATACATAGATAAGAAAAAGAAAGAACTTCTTAAAATGGAAAACAGAAGAAGGGAATTAGAACTTCTTACTGTAGAGAATATGTATAAGCCATCAAAAGAGATGTCTGAAAGAAGAAAGAAATTTACTACTACTAAATTCTTAATGTATCTAATCCTTGGAAATTGTTTTCTTATTGAATTATACTCAATGTGGACTATGATTTTCTTAGGAGATTTAGGAGCATTAAGTTCTTTAATAGGAGCTGTAATAGGTGAGAGTATAGCATTTGCTGTTTACTGTTATAAATCTTTTAATGAGAATAAAGAAGAAGCAAAAGCACAATTAGAAAGAGATAAATTTGAAGCAGCTGTATTGGATGCTAATAGAAATGGTATTGAAGATAATCTAGAATTGGATTATTATATGGAAGAAGAAGATACCAATAATTCTGATATAAAAGCAGATGCAGAATAATAATCATAGATAGAGAAGATAATAAATGCTTCTCTATCTATGATCCCTTATCCGTAAAATGAAGTTACTTAGTAATATACTATTTCTGTGTAATAATAAAATAATAATTTTATTATTATAATATTAACGTGTTTGGTGACCACGACCATTAACGGTGGAGAGGAGTTTTATGTCAATAAATGAAATTAAAGAGGCTATGGCAAAGTATGAAGAAATCGAAGCTTATTTAACAGATGAGCAGAGATTAAATTATTTAAGAGGGTTTGAAGAATTGATTAGACTTTATAAGTCTAATATAGTTCTTGAAACCATAGCAGACTTATTATAAGAATGAAAAAAGAAGGAATGCACATCCTTCTTTTTTTATTTAATGATATACTATTTTAGTGTATAAGAAGTGTAAAAAGTAAACATGTCTAAAAATTAACTCCAACTTCTTATACACTTAAGTAACCCTATCGTAACTCCTTTCCACGGTAGGGTAATACATTCCATTTAAAGTGGTGATTATGTCCCCCAATTCTAATCACCACAATCCACGTATATTGCAACCAGAGCGTTAATGGTTGCAACATATCTCGCTTGGAGATGACACTGAGGTTAGAGCCAGTGTCATCTTTTTTTCTTAAAATAAAAACACATATCAATAAACTTATATTTTTAGAAAGGAATATTAATTTTATGAATGGAATTAATAACTTTGCAAATCTTATTCAGGGACAATGGACTAATATCGTTGTAGTAATTGCTATAATTGCTGGTTTAGTAAGAAGCATTATAACCTACTATACAATGAATGAGGAACAGAGAGTTCAGGCTGCTCTTAAAGTAATAAGTGAAGAGCTTATGAAGATGATGGTTCAGGCTGAAATACAGTGGAAAGATTATAAGAAGTCTGGAGAACTTAAAAGGTCTCAGGTTATAAAAGATATCTATAATCAGTTCCCATTCTTATCAAGATATATGGACCAAGAGAAACTTGTTCAGACAATCTATGAGATGATTGATAAACAGATGGACAATATGAATGAGTTGATGAAAAAGAATGAAGTTAAATAAATAATTAAGATACTAGGTAGAATTTTTTATTAATTCTACCTAGTATCTATGTTCGAGAGTTTATACTTCTTATATTGTACTTATAATAACCACAAGCAAATAATAATAATAAATAAAGGAAAGGTCATACCTCCTCTCTACATATGTATTATTTTTTTGGTTATTATAGTGTTATTTGTGGAATAAAAAAAGAGGTTGGTAGACGACTTCTTGCACAGCCGTCTACCTCAATGAAAAAAAAAGATAACTCATCACACCCCGAGAGCATACTCGCAGGTTACTACTATGTTATACGAAATAAAAAATTAAATTGAGATAGTTAAAAAATAACTATCTCAATCGCAAAGAATTAATAAATATAATCTCAAGCTTACCCAGAATATTTTTACCTCAGGTCTCAATTGAGTGTTACCTAACCAGCGAAAGGACACTAGTGTTTGTTACTTTGTGATATATAAAAATATTCTATAGGTAAATTTTGTTACAGCATGTTTAACACAAAAATGAAAAAATCTGTCAAAACTAAATGTTTTGTTTGGGGTCTGCCTATCCCCTAATTATTTGTTGGTAGTGTAATAAAATAATAGTTGACTGATATTAAACCAATCAACTATTATTTTATATTTGCTATTAACAACACCAATATATTGATCCTTCATCTATATCCTACAATATGTATGTCCTCTACAATAGGATTCTTTTTATTTTGTAGATTATTCAAGTGTTATATAACTAAAATAATTATAAATATTCATTATCTCACTATAGAGCTTTGTAATGATATGAGTTATATCAATATCATTATACTTATCTTTATAATACTTATAATAAAAATCATTTATATTCTTTTCTGTTAATTTAGGAAATAATCTTGATGTTATATCAGTTTCTGGAATATCTTTATTATTAATAAATCCTTTTACTACTTCTTTCTTTTCAAAGAACTTTTCATAGTCTTCTTCTCTTATACTAAATAAATTCCAATTATTACTATCTCCTACTTTATCAATTATCTTATTTAGATTAAATCTTAATTCTTCTACTATATTGATATTTGTATTTAAGTCTAAATACTTATCTAATTCTTTCTTGGCTGGTTTTATATCCTTAATATAGATACATCTACAGTCTGGATAAAGATTTTTTAACATATCTGAATAATCTGGGTCTAACTCGAGTACTAGCTCGGATACTTTTTCTTCATTAGTTTCTTTACCACCAATACAATAAGTATAGTCTATTATATAAACATCTTTATTTAATATATTAGATACTTTAGTAAGTAATATATCCATTGTTGCTTTCTTAGGCATTATCCAAGCTCCTTTCTTATCTTCTTATTCATTGATTCTACTGATGGTAAATTTAACCATTTATTTGCAAAAGTTAATATATTACCAGTTTGATAATTATCCATTACTTCCTTGCTTATATCTCCAGAGAATGTATCACTATTACCTTTTACAATATGGACATCAGTTATTCCTCTATACTTTAATTCTCCACCTCTTGAATCAAATTGAGATGAATCTAATATCATTTTAAATATTAAAGTAGATGGGTCTATATTCATTCCTATAATGCAAGATGGATAAAATTTACCCATATCAAAGTCAATTGAATATTGGAATAAGAAATTAGTTGGTTTACCAAATAACTTCATACCAAATTTCTCTATTAATAAAGGATTACCTACCAATGCTCCTTCGAATGATGAATCATCTTCATCAGTACTACTATCTCCATATGAATTATCAAAACTATTCATATTATTACCAGTAACTAATCCTTGACTTAAATAAGAAGCATATTGTACATATCTAAGTTTTAAACTAAGTTTAAATACTTCTGAATAAGGAGTTGTATTAACATAACTTGTTAAGTAATAAGTATCCATATCAGAAGTTCTTCCCTCTATTCCTACTTGTAACAAAACGTCCTTTATATTATATAGAATATACAATAAGTAATTTACATAAGAAAGAGTCTTGATTGTACCAACTTCACTATAATCTAACTTACTATCCCCTAATTCTTTTTCAGCTATTGCTGTAAGTTTATTCGACCTTAATTCAGATTGTCCTTTTCTTAAAGCGGCATAAATGACCATTTGGTCTACGAATATTGTATAAGAAGACAAATTAAACCAACTACTCTTTTCTTTAATAGCAAAATGAATCATATCTTTCTTATACCAACATTCTTTAGATGGGAAATCTGGATGACACATAATATCTTCTGGATTTCCACCAAGTATTTTTATTCTATTATATATGAAAGGAATATCGAAGTCCATATTCCATATACCAATCATATCTAATTTTAATTTATTTATTAACTGCCATAAATGAACCAACATCATTAATTCATTCTGGTAGAAATATACATTAAAATTAAAGTCTGGATAACTTTCACCAAACTTATCATGTATCTTCTTTTTTAATTCATCTACATTATTTGACCAATACTCTTGCTCTTTCATTCTATGAGCATACATATCTCTTTTCTTCTTATCTTCTTCTATAGCATACTCATCAGTCAATGGTTTTTTAGGAGCTTTATAATCAACTCCAGTAAGAGCAAATGTATAACTTCTTTTTGCATCTACATCAATCAATGTAACTAAGTCTATAGGGTTATATAATGGGTCTGGACCACCTTCCATAATATCAACCTCTATATCTAGAAATCCTAATGATAAATGCTTTGGTCTATTATTATCATAATTATTTTTCCATTGTAATCTCTTATAAGCTCTAATATCTATATCAGAACCAAATACATATGGATACAATTGGATTTCATTTAATCTTTTATAATCTCTATTAGTGAAGCATTGTCTAACGAAACTTTTACCTTGGTCTCCAATTTCGTTAGCTATTCTAAATATCTTTTCTTTTTCTTTTACCTCTACAGGTATTAAATTCTCTATTTTCTCATAAGTCTTATTATACCTATGATTTCTACAATCTGGTTTCTCAAAATAAATTAATCTTGTAGGATTTTTCTCTATAGATAAATTCTTTTCACCAGTATCTAAATCTTTCCATATGGTATAGATATAATCATCATCACCTTTATTATTCACATACTGAATATCTATAAGCATTCCATTATCTTTTGTTAAACCCATATAAACCCCTTAATTTTTAAAAATTCTCATATCGGCTAAAATTCTATTAGCCACACTATCTTCTGAGTTAGTTGCTTTTAGTATCTCTTCTATAATGTAATCTGGTATATCAATGTATACATAATCAGATTTTGTAATAGGAGTTGTTAATGGTGTATATCTTCTGAGTTCTACTCTATATTTTTTATCTTTCTCATTCATGTTAATGATTTCCTTTCATTATTCATATTAAGATGTATGTCTGTTTTATTATAGGAAACTAAGCTTGAAACATCACAGTAATCTATAAAAAATTCAAGGATGGTAGATACGAAAATGAGCGATTATTATAACATTGAAAAATCTACTTCTAAAAAATCTAAAAGAGAAGAATTACTCGATAAGCTAGAGTCAATGGACATTGATACTGGTTATGATTCATATGATGACTCAAATTCTTTTTTCCCATCTTCTACTATGAAGATTAAAGAGAAGAAAGAATCTAATGATTATGATTTATCAGACCAATGGTTTAATGAGATGATGTCTTATCAAGAAGTTAAACCACATAAATCCAGTAGTGCTTCTGATGTTTTTGGATTAGAAGGAATAGTATTAGGTAAAAAGAAGAAAAAGAAAAAGAAAGATGGTAAGAAAGACGAAGTTGATTACAAGAAGGAATTCGAACCAGAATCTTTCTTATATAAAAATCTTCTTGTAGAGCAAACAAGATTTACAGAAGCTCTACAGAAAGAATATGATTCAATTAAATCAACTAAATCATCAGCTAGAGGTTCTAGTAAACAGATGACTGATTTAATTTCCAATATAACTAATGCTAGGTCATTATCAATGCAATTAGTTGATAAGCAAGTTAATATAAAGAAACAGGTAGCAGAATTATCTATGAAGCAGAAGAAAGAACTTAGTGCTGGATTAGATAGTGAAGACTTATCTAACTTTGGTGCTACATATCTTAAGAATCTTCTCAATAATAGAGCAGTACTATATGATGGTGGACAAGGTACACCAGAAGTATCAGAATACTCTGAAGATGAGATGTTTGAGAATATCAATAATCTTCTTGATGGAGATGATTCTATTCAGAGAGCTGAAGAAACAGAGTTATATCTCAAGTATGAGAATAAGAATGTTACTATCTATGTATGCATAATAGATGATGATGTTGAGAACTATTACTATCTTGCTAAAGATGAGAATGGTGATGTGATATCAGATTATCCATTACCATCAAGAACATCTATCAGTGTTAATAGATCAACTAATATTGCTACTGATGTATATGGACAGAAATACCCTATTATATGGGGATAAAATAAATAATGAAGATGATAGAAATCTTATCTATCATCTTCATTATATCATACTTTTATATCGCCTCTTACTTTAACCTGTAAGAACTGGTTGTCATAATCTGGTGATGTAGCAAAATTACTACTAAATCCACCAGTACTATTTAAACTAATGTGAACTTCTGTTAATATATCTGTAGTTCCTACTACTAAATTTGTAGCAGCACCAATAATAACTCTATTAGTACATTTCTTCATAACATCTACAAATAGAGTATCTGTATTTTTTGTTTTGATTGGTAAATCAATCTTTACTTCAAGTTCATTTACATTTACTAATGTAGAATTTCCTTTAATAGGAATATCTTTAGTAGCTTCATATGTATAATCACTTCTTAGATTAATTCTCCAACCACTCTTTTTATAAATCCATTCAAATGCAGGATAATTATAAGTAATATTACTTTCAGCAGCTGCTGTTAGTCTACTTAAATCCTTAGGCATATTATCTGGATCCCATACAATATCTTTGTCTCTTATTTTAACAAAGAATGGTACATAATTTCCATGGACTGGGTCATGTGTTAATATCCATCCACTGGAACAAACTTTATCTGCCATCTTAGTATCCTTTCTTTATTATGATATTGCTTTAACCAACTCTGGATAGAAACTATTCATTCCTTTTATATTTTTAACTACATCTGAAATTATTGGTTGATTAACTACAAAGCTACCAATTAATACTGATGTAATTGTAAATAAGAAATAATGTAAAGTTTCCATTCCAAATAGAGCAGGAGCACCAAATGTGTTAATATAACACTGGGTGAAATATCTGAAGTTTAAAGCTTTTAATCTTGGATTACTTCCTGATAAGAATGCTATTACTTTAGCTATATCAGAACAATCAGCTTTCTCCATTTCATCTTTTATCAATAATAATTCTCTTTTATCAACAACTTCTTTAGTTTCTACTACTGTAGCAGCATATGTAAAATTAACATCTTCATTAGTACTTTCCCATATTCTAGTCAAGTAATAATAAGAAATAACAAATGCTACCTTAGTATATAAAACTGGGTCTATTGATACAGCATATTCTTTATTCAATATTCTCAGAATCATATGTGTATATATCTTAGAAGATAATCTCATTAATCCTAATGATTTTCTTACTTTCATAGGATTAGCATTATTCTCTAATGCTATATAAGCTCCTTCCATTAATACATATAAATCTTTCATACTCATATTCAAATATTTCTCACTTGAATTCTTTTCTGAGACTGTTAATGTACCATAATTATTTAAGAAGATATAAGCTCTTACAGTTCCTGATGTTTTCATAAGAAAGAATGGAAGTACTTGTGGTATTCTCATATCTTTAGGAGCCATCATAAGAACTATACTACCATTATAGAAAGAATCCATAACAGCATCTACATTAGGAGATAATTTAGTTCTGTTAATATCATTAATCTGATTTTCTATATGAGATTTTTCTATTCTAATTCCACCTTTAATAGCTGAAAGCATTATCTTAGTCAAACTACCATTAGCATTGAATGAGTTATATAAAACGCTATCAGATAATGCAGCCTCTGTAAACATTGAATATTTTACTGGTGTATTATAAAGGTTATTCATTCTCATTTCACCTTTCATTTTATTAGTTTAAAACCTTGTTTTTCAAAGGGTTTATTAATAAAACCCACCCAAAAACAGTCAGTTAAATACAGAATATAAGGTAAATGCTTATATTTTATAAATGAAGAAAGGAGAGATTGAGGCAATGCCTAATAACCTTCCTGAAATATTAAAGCCAGCTTTAATGAATAATTCCTTTGATTATGATTCAATGGAAGCTGCTATAAAGAGGGCTTATTATAATTCATATTATTACTTATACAAAAGACAAGTTGCAGAAGTAAATTATAATGAATTTTTTTATTACACGAATGATATAGATAGTCGTAAGAGACATGAGTCTGGTAGATTTTATCTCAATAAATCTTTAAAAGCAGTCTTTGAAATAGATTATAATATAATTGGAAATGTTAATAGAGAAGAGTATAGAAGAAGTAAATTTTATCAAAAAGAATTTACTTTTATGGATATGGTTTATAATCCACAGATATTCTCTCAATTACCAATAGTTATAATTGATAATAGATTGATTTATGATTTACATATATCTGTATCAGAAGAATATACAAGGTTTAGATTACCGTTTGGTAGAAGTTTTGTTTTAAAGAATCCTCGTAATCCAATAAATGACCATGTTATTTATAAAGATCATAGAGTTCAAGTTATTACTATAGATAATACTTACTACCAAAGATTTTTATATAATAAAGCTACTTTATTATATGATGATACAAGAAAAACTATCACTCTAGCTAAATCTAAATTAATAGATGATGCTACTGCTCATATTACTTTAGATACTAATAAGTATCACATGAAGAAATATAGAGTACAAGATGTTAGTGAATTTAGTGAAAGACAGAAAGCTGTAGTTAAAACAGAATTAGATAGAAGATTAAGGAATTTGAAATTCCCTGATACAAGTGAGGGAATTTTCTTCTTATCCCTTCATTTCCTAAATGATAAAGATAAAGATTATGAATTAGGTACTTCTCTTATAGAAGTATTAGATAATGGAGATGGTTCTTTTACATGTAATTTACCAAGTAATATTGCAAGTAAATTAAAGAACCATAATTATTCAGTTTATGTATCTTTAACTTTCTTTAGGGGATTACATAAGCATATATTCTATGACGGAAGTGATATAAATAAGTCAATGAATAATATGTTTAAAATGATGGTTATTGAAGATGAACATGGTGAACCTACTAAATCTCCAGTACCACCAGAAAATATGATGGTGTTTAAAAGAACTCCTGATAGAGATGAATTTTATCTTGAAAAGAATACAGAATCAGTTAAAGTAATGAATACCAATATATACTGGGTATTTAATGATTCTGATGCAGATGAAAATTCTGGTATTCAGAATGGAGTAAAAAACGGATTAGAGTATAAAGTATATTACTTCTATTATGATATACCTAATTTAAAATATAACCAGTTACTTAGAAACTATAATAGACTAATTCGATTTGTATATCCTAATCAGAAATTAGAAGAGATAGTCTCTAAGGTAAATATGAATATATTGGAATCATCAGGTAGATTGACACCAGATGGAATGAACCCAGATTTCAATGGTGATTATAGAACTATGGTTCAGAATACTCAACCATATACTATAGAAGATTACAATGAGTTCTCATATATCAAAAATACAGAGCAACTAGGTGGTATGGATAATTATCCACCATTTGATTTTAAGAGAAGTACATTACATGGGTGGATGAAAAAAGACCCTGATATTCTTAGAGATTATGTATTAGGCCAAAAGAAAATAACCTCGTCTTATTACCTATTTACAAATACATTAGACCTCACTACAAGATTAAGAAGAAATACTGCTACTGAATTGGGAGCTGGTAGTCTTTTTACTTTTGAAGAAGATAGGTATGTATTTGCATTTAATAACTCAAGAGATTATCCCGTAAGTTTAGATGCAAGGGTATTTGTTGATGGATTATTAGTAGGAGATGTATATCAAGAGAGAAAGAACTTCTTAGAATATTTCTATATACCAGCTTCAATGGTAACTAATGATAGCTTTATAGAAATAGAATTATTCCCAAGATATAGATATACTGTACCTGTTAAATTTACAGCTATTACAGATAAGAAAAATATAACTCTTCCTAAAACAGAAGAAGTTGTATTCCCTACAGCTAAAGATATAATACTTACAGAACCTACTCCAGATGGAGAAATCCATTACGATTTAAATCTACTGGATATGGTAACACATTATGATCGAGGAGATATTGTTTATGCTCCGTCAACAGATGCTAATGCATATGGTAATGATGGTTGGGATAATGTACCATATAGATTTACAAGAATAGGTTCAATTACAGTTAATACAAACGATAGTAGTATGCTTAATAAGAATCTTAATTTCAGTGTAAAGAAGATTCCTACTATGAGTAGATTTACTACTGATGTAGCTGGTTATGGATTTATAGAAATAGCTTCTAACGATTTCCAATTGAATACAGAATATATTCGTATATTCAGGAATGGTAGATTAGTATCTAGAAATAGATATAGATTGATTACCAGTTATGGATATCCTAAGATACTTATTCATCATTGGTTGGAAGTAGGAGATATAGTTTATATAGATATTACCCCATATAGATATAACTTAAAACATAGACGAGATGAAATAGATATATCTAGACCTGAAATAGCTATACCATTTATCCATGAGAGTGCATGGTCTCCTAATAAACCATTTGATATCAGATACTATGATGTATATTTGAATGGTAGAAAGCTCAGTATTAATAATGTATTTAATCTGAGTCCATATGAAATTACTCTTGCTAATATTAAATCTAAATATGATTTAGAGATATATGAGAAAGAGAGGGACCAAGAATACTTTGCAGTAACTACTGATATGGTTACTGGTTTACTAAACTTTAGTGATTATTATCATAGTGGAATTATAACAGATGATGATATGAAAAAAATAGTTCATGCTTATATAGAAGAACAGAAAGACCCTAGGTTACATATTTATCCTAATACATATGATGAACCAAGATTTGACCAAGGTGAAATAGATTTATTCTATGCTATATATTTCTTATTCTATTATGATGAACTTATACCAAAGAAATTTTACAATCCAGATGTGAAGCAATCTAGTTCTAAATTGATGATGGAGAACTTCATTGAGGTATATAATAAATTTAAAACCCTACCTTATGCTGATTCAGATAATGATGAAGAGAAAGTTAGAAGACGCTCATATCCAGATATTCTATATTTGGATCCTGATGATTGGGTTGATTCTAATGAGGGACCAAAAAGAAATACTCCTGATGGTAAAGTATTAACATGGGTTATTGGACATTCTGAAGAACCTACTCAAGAAATGTTAAATACCTATCTTACTATACCAGATTTGAGTAACTTAATTTAAAGAAAGGAATAATTGAATTATGCCTGGAATACAAGATACCAGAAGTGCATTAAGACCCATATTTGTATCAAAACCAGATATGAGATTTGCTACTTCATTTCTTAGTATAGAAAATAGAGACTTTGCTGTTCATGGCGAGTCTATTATGGATAAAGCTACTGGTGAAATCTTTACTAAAAGAAAAACTGATGGTAGAGTAGTTAGCTTCTTCCAGAATAAAAAATATTTACATGATATGATGATGGAAATGAGATTATTATTGAATAATAATCCAACTTTCAGATATCCTGGTGTAAATGATAAGAACGCTTACTATGTTAATACTGATTATGATGTAATGAGTATTAATAGAGAAAGAGATATAAATATATTAACCAATGATATGACTATTGATAATGCATTTGCTTCTCCCCCAGAATATAAATTGGAGTTTAAAGTATCTAAGAAATCAAATGGTTTCTTTATACGATTAACTTCAAGAGATGCAGATAAAGCAGTTATCGAGTATATCACAAACCAATATAATGCAACTATAAAAGGATATACAGGACACAATGCAGAATTCGTAACTGAATCACATAAGTTCAATAATATCGAAAAATGGGATTATATTAATGCAGCTATTAGTTATACAGTAACTGTAACAACAGGTGGAATTCCTCAAGATTTTCCTGTTATTGATTATTGTAGAATTAATGAAGAGAGTTGTATTAAATTCCCTAGTAGTGTAACTCCTGCAATAATGGAAGCTGCCGACAATATCAAAGTTAAAATAAATTCTATCAGATATGATAAGATTCGTTTTATGTTAGCACATCAAGCAGATATCCCAGGATTCACAGATGAGTTAGACAGATTTAAATATCCAGATAACCAAGTGGTTGTTAGATATATCAATATTGCTTCTTTTGTAGATAAAAGTACAGACATAGAACTATTAGGAAATGAGTTCTTAGTTGCTTTAGTAGATATCCCTTATTGTAATAAGTATATGGATAAGATGAATACTCTTATTACAAACGGTGGTGGACAATTCTTACTATCAGTAACTAGACCAACCGACAGTAGTTGGAAAACTAATGGTGTGTGGGCAGAGCATGTCAGAAACTGCTATAAGGGTGGATTTGAAATAGATACTCACTCAGAAACAGATTTGAAATTATTAGAAGACTATATTGCTAAAGATACAAATATTGACTTCATATATATTTCAACACACCGTCTTGATACTACAGATATTTATGCAGAAGAACAGCCGTAATAAGAAAGGAAATTCATTATGGGATTACAATTATTTGGTGTTCAGAATCTATCATATAAAGACCAAGACCAAAGTAATAACTATTTAATCAGTGGAGATGATTCAAGAGTATCAAACGTCAATGTACCTAATAGTATACCTGAGTTTGGTTACTTGACTCCATCTGAGTTAATAGACTTTATTGCTACTGATGCATTAGGAGATAGATTATCTTCTAAGTATACAAAAGAAGAGGTTAATGAGTTATTAGATAGAATCAGAATTATGGTTAGAAATATGATTCAAGAAATGAGAAAAGAATATAAAAGAAAGGAGTATTAAACAATGCCTAGGAAACTACCTAAGACCGTCGCTGATACTTTACTGCATGTAAAAGATACAGATACGACGGAGAAAATTATGTTACCTATAACACGATATAGAAATATATTGAATGCTCCAGGGGTTATTAAGACTCCTACAGATATATCAGGTGCTCCATTTGTATTGTATGAACAATCAGAGGAATTAGTACCTGTTGAGAAGATTCGAAAAATGGTGGGAGGTATTATCTAATGCCAGAGTACTATACAAAAGATGAAGTTAATGAATTATTAACAAGATTGAAAACTGAGTTATTAGCTGAGATAAGAAGAGCTAAAGAAGAGATTCAGAATAATTTGAGAGGTTAAGAACATGGCAGAGAAAGTTACTATGAAACTACAGACACCTGCTGATGGTGCTGGTAGAAGAAAAGATATTCACCTTATTACAAGTAGTGATGAGGTAATAATTAACCCAGATACTCCAGATACAATGACATTGACTGAGAAGCTTAAAACTCTTACCGACATTAAGATTCAGAGAGAGAAACCTGACAGTCCTGGATTATGGGCTAGAATTATAGATTAATTATATAGGGATAAGACATAAGTTCTTATCCCTATATTTTATTTATCCGTATATCAAAAAAAAAATGCTCATATATTATTTTTGTGTCCTAATAAATAAAGTAACTTAGTAAAGGAGATTTTTATGCTAAAGATAACAAAAGTTCATGGATTTCTAGATGGTGAAAGTTACCGTAAAGAAACATGGTTTGAATTAGACGGTTTTACAGGATATTGTATAAAGGAAGAGGGTAAATATTACCCAGAAATACCTGCAGATATACAAATAGTCTGGAATGGGTCTACTATCAGCTGGAACGGTGAATATACTACTATCGAAGGTGGTGAAATATTGTCAGATAATCACTTAAAAGAATTATCTGATGAGTTTGAGCCAGCCATATATAGTAGTATTAAATCAGATGAAGAAGATGAGTTATATTAAACTCATCATCACTAAAGATTAAAAAGAAGATAAGATGAAAGACTCTTGTCTT